ACCCAGTCAAATGACCTCCAGAAGTTTACATACCCATCTATGCCGTAGAACCTATGTAACCCCCGGTAAGCATATTTAAACGATTCCTGTAGCTGTTCAGAAGCGTAAACCTCGTCACTATCTACGGTCAAAACCAAGTCAAATCCATGTGAATATTTATACTTTACTGCCCGGTGTTCATTTTCCGCGCCGTATCTGTCGGCTGCATCCCATATCAGTTTATCACCTAAAACGGTTTTACAAACAAAGTAAATATCGTTTTCTTTATCCGGGCACTCTTTATTCGTTCCGTGACCCTGTGAAGGTTGCCTACTGTAAGAAATAACCATTTTATCCACGTGATCGACAACCGATAATAAGGCTTCACGTAGGTAATCACCGCCGTAATGAATGGTCATGAAGCCTAGTACTTTAATTTTGTTCATATTCTAATTCTAATCCTGTTAGTGCGAAATAAAGGTTTTGGAGTTGGTGGACGTATAGGGTCTGTACTCTAATATCTATATCACACAATATAAATTCATTGTCTAAAATAAAGTCATTAAGTTCGTAATAATCATGTTCGTAACTTTGTGTAAACCCAAGCCGTAACAACCATTCTTTTGCTAGGGGTATTGGTCTGTAATCTTCAAGATTTGCAAGCCCATTCTGATATTCAAACATATCCCTAAGTATCAATGCCGGGATATCCTTTAACGGGAAAAATACTAAATTGCCTACCCTTAACTCTTTTGCTTCCATATCCCTACTAAATTTTTAACCATATTATCAAACGTAAATTTACCCCTTACAAATTCTTCTCCCTGCCTTGCTATCCTATCCCGTTCGTCTTTATTGGCATCATTCATGTAATGCCTAATTAATCCTAAAAGTTCATGAAGCGTATTCCATACCCGAACATGAACACCATCAATATACGGCATCCCTGAATAGGCTTTACATAAACAAAAAGTACCTGAGCCTAATATCCTTAAAATACGATCCGATGAATAACCTTCCTCTTCAAAGTGGCTTACATTGATAGCTATTTTACAACCTCTGTATGCGCTTGATTCCTGCGCCTGTGAATGATTGTAGTTTCCTGAACCGTTACCCCAGTTATTCCCATAGGCTCCGTACACGCCCGGAAATTGCTTAGTAAGTAAATTGTGCATTTCAATTCTAAAGCGTGACAACGGAAACATATTAGCTCCGTAGTTATTGCCAAAGAAAGCTACTTCCCTGCATGGCAATTTCAATCCTACAGGGCTGTATATCTTAGGATCGTAACCAATTTCTAAAAAGCCTCCATTCCCAACATTCCCGGCATCCCTGTAATTCGTGAATAATGTCCTGTCAACATACGGAGCCATGTCTATCATCCATTGCGGAGTGCTATGTCTTATATCACCGTTCCAATTCACAATAAATGCACCGTTTTCCTTCATTGCCTTGACCGTTTCCAAATGGATAACATTCGGAGCCTGAATTTGCATGAAGATAATATCGGGCTTGAATTTCTGGGTTATTGCAATAGCCTCTGCATTAACATTCGCCGACCCCGTAGATAAACCAATGTAATGATTGCAATTTGCCCTGAAAGCTTTACATGAGCTATCGTTCGGGGGAGGTGCGACCATAAGGCCGAGGTGGAAGATTTTCATACTTTCCTTATTTTATCCCAGTTATTTAAAAACTCAATTATACTATCATAGTAAACCTTACCAGCTCCGCATTTTCTACGGATAACAATTCTACCCTGTAGACTGCCTATATTTATTTGATACTCCTGATTTTTGTATGTGCCGGGAGTGCCTATGTATAATGCAGTGAACATTTATTTTATTAACTTCAATCCATCTTCTAGTAAAATCGCGGCCATTGCAGATTTACTGCGTTTTTCCTGTTTTGCCAGCTGAATAATCTTATCAAAGACTTCATCCGGCATAATTACGGTTATTCGTTTTTTCATTCTGCAATATATACTTTTTTACACAAAGTATCATAAAATATTATTTCACAAAAAAACCCTGCATTTCTGCAAGGTCTTTTTATTAGTTAGTTAATGCTTATGAAGGGTTGCTATTTAAGCTACCTGTAACAAAAGCATCAGGATGATAGATCGGTAAAGCTACACGACCTTCAACACGTACTGTGATTTTGTTCTCACGCACGTTGGTTCCATCTTCTTCAAAGAACCTTACGATAGGATTCTCACGGATGAACAGTTGTGCGCCCATTGCCCAGTCACCTACTAAGAAGCTATCCTGTGCAGGATTAACAGTGTTCATTGCAGTTGACTTGAATACCGGAATACCTGCGATGTAGATTTGACCGTTAATCACATTAACCGCAGAACCGCCCGGAAGCGTGTACTCATTCGTAGTGCCTCTAGTCATTAACAAAGCATAGTACTGCTTAGGGCTTAATAAGATACCGTTTGCCATATAGTCGTTTCCTTCTATTTGAGCAGCAGCGTCAATGATCTTTTCAATAGGGATGGTGCGGAATCCTGCATAAGCCTCAGCGTTGGTAATCAATCCGTCAAGTTGAGGAGAAACACCCGTACCGTTTAGTAATTGAGCATCTTCAGCGATTAAGTACTTCTCAAGCAAACGAGCCTGAAGGAAGGATCTCATAGCTGAAATGTCATCCAAAGCCTTACGGGTAATTCTTACGAAACCTGCAATAAACTCAGAAGGCGCAATTTGCTCAGTTAGATCGAAATCAATCTGTGGCTTAGTGCCTGAATTATCCGCCCAAGTTCCAACCGATCCTTCGCTGCCTGTTTCTTGCAGATAGTGAATTGCCGATGTAGTCATTTGACCGCTTGGCAACAACTGTCTGATATGCAGTCTACGGTTCTGAATAGGCATTATGCCGGGTAACATTTGCACGTTTGCAGCCGATAAATCTGTAATATTAGATAGTGACATATCACCAACCGCCTTTAACTCAAATTCAACCTCACGGGTTTTCTTTTGCGCAAACATTTTCATTTTTTCGATGTTCTCAGGGTCTGCCATTGCAACGGCCAAAGCATCATTAAAATGAACGGTTTTAGTTTCATTTTTCTGCTTCAAAAGTTCTGCCTGAGATTTGTACTCATTGAATTCCTTATCGCGCTCATCCAATTTAACTTGAATCTCGTGACTTTTTTTCTCTAACTCATCAGTTGTAGACTTTACGGCTGCTTCAACCGCAGTATTAATTAGGCTCTTTACCTCGTTTATGGTTTCTGCCTTATTTTCTTTTAGCAGTTCTACTGCCTTTTTTTCAAAATCTTCCATTGTTTAATTTTTTGATAGTACGTTAATTAATCCAGTTAATATATTCGGCTGGTCATCAATCAAAGTGCTGGAAGCGGCTTTCAATGTGTTCAGTGAGTTGTTTATTTGTTGTATTTCATTGCCAATCATTATCATTGTTTCATCGGAATATTTGCCATCCTTAAGACCCTGATTAAGCATAGATAAATGGCTTATCATGTCCTGCATATCCATTTCTTTAATTCCTGTAATAGGTGTATTGCCATTGGCTGCCCAAAATTGCAACCCCGACCCTTCGTATAAACGAATCTCTTTAATGTACTTAGCATCAGATTTTACTTCCTGCTTTATGCGCTTGAATCCGATTGAGTGCTGATTGATAATTTCATCTTCGACCATTAGCAGGTAATCCCTTCCGGCTTGATGCCTTCCGATTTTAGCCTCGTAATACAGGCCGTTGGCATCTTCATTAAGTTGCTGAAAAACACCGACCGCGTTATCGGTCTTGTGATCTAACAGGTATTTGATACGTTTAGTTCCTTCTGGACCGTTCTCAGATACGGACTTTGTAAACGAGCCTTCCATTATAACATCACCATCCGCATCCTTTGAACCAAAGTGAGCAAGATAACCCGTTACAATTCCCTGTTTTACATCTACGTCTTTAAAGTTTTCGGATATTGCTTTGAAATCCATAACACAAATATAATTATTTTCATTAAACAAATTTATTTTTTTTATATTCTCACCTTCCTCAGTTTCAACACCGGCAACCCATCCGAATCCTTAACCGCCTGAGTACCTAGTACACACCGGCAATTGATAACTTCATCAGCCGCCCCCCGTGCATCTCCCGGAAAGGCCATATCTGAAACACCTACTTTGAAATCCGCATTAAACGGGATTGGTGCTTGATAACTTACAACCCTATGATCTCTACGGGTCCGGCTGTCTAGTGTGGCAATCCAGAATTTCTCTACAATGTAATCGCTTGATTCAGCACCTACCTGAATTCCTTTATTCGCTGCAGTTGTAGATTCAGTACGTGCAATTACTAAAGCCCGGTTCCGGTTATAAGCAGGATCGTTTAAAGTTTCCTGTATGAATTTAGCTTGATCTCTACGCGATAGGTTTCTATTGGCCGATTCTGCTAATAGTGCCCTCATGTATTTTAAGGTAGTATCTGTGATGCCTTGAATCTTATTACCTGCATTCAATAGAAAGTAATCGACCATTTCTTGAATCCATTCCGCATTAAAGAAAGATAACGCCTTAGTTTCTTGATCTGTAATCCAATCATAACTAAATTCTGCAGCCGACCGACCAATAACAGGGTAAATCTCAAATAAGGCTTGCCGAATCGGCGTAGTTTCCATGATGTACGGCAAATAGGTATCTAAGACATCAAAATTGCCTTCATCAATCATTTTGATAACAGGCTCAATCTGATCGTCTAAGGCTTTCTTTATAATTGGATAAGCGTATTTCTCATACCCTTTATGAAGTTTTAGCCAAGTTCTGTGGTATTTGGTTTGGGACATTGAACGCTTGATCTAAAGATAAATCTTCTATTGGTACTAAGTTTGAAGGCACGTATGTTTTATTCATTAACGGATCTTGATTTTGATCATACCCCTGTGCTTCCCTTTTCTCGTTTGGCTGTAACCACCAAGACTTTTCAAGCCAATTGGTAAGCTCAACCTGATCGGTCTGCATTTCTTGATAAGACGAAATGTCAAAGTCAAAATAATATTCCTTACCGAACGCCTTGCGGTACGGGTTGCATACAAAAGTATTTATTGAATCTTTGATCTTGCGTAAATTCGGCATGACTGCATTATAAATCAATTGTTTGCCGTGCGTATTAACATTGTTAAACGAGCTTGCTTGTTCTGACCCTGAAAACGTGATTGGTACATGGAAAGCGGAATAAATCTTTTTAGTATCCATGTTCAACGATTCTATAAGCTGCAAATCAGTAGATGGAAGTCCTATTTGTGTCCATTTCAATGGCCCCGTAGATGGAAATATACGATCCATTAATTCATCCCCTCCCTTTGCCTCGATTATCTTTTCTTTTAATAGTCCTAATTGCGCAGGTGTTAATTTGGAATCATTCCCCTCTGGTGATATAAATCCCATAGCCCCACCGTTTTTCATTTGCTTTAGCAGTTCATCAGCTCCTTGATTTTCCTTTAGGATATTACGGTAAATAGCTTTTAGCGGACTTTGACCGTATAAATTAGCACCTGTTAAGGTAAAGTCTGGATTGAATGACTTAAAGTGGTGAATCTGATCGGCAGGAAATGCAACTGGCTCAGCGTAGGTAGTAGCTAATTTATAACCTAAAATCGGTTCCAAATAACCGCCCGAAACAATCTGCATAAATGTAGAAGGCATTGAGTACAATTGGCTCCATAGTTTTTTACCAATGTTAACCTCACTATCTGAATTGCCTAATATGTAGCCGTTGCCGTTACATAGGAAAAAACCTAACAAATCACTCACCCATTCTTCATAATTCTGTCTGGGGTTTGGATTTGCAAGTAGCTTTAATATCGGGTTGTTAGAATCCTTAACCTCATCAAATAACTGATTCTTTAACTGAATGGACTTCAATCGTGCCTGAACTCCTTCAGCCATGCACATATTCTCGTAAATCTTTAGGTCTTTTTTGCTAACACCGGGTTTAACTTCGTATATCGAATAAGCACATTCAGCCCCTTTCTTGATAATTAAATCAATGCACGTGTAAACGTCTGCATTCTGCTGAAAGCCTTGTTTGACAAACTTTTCGTTATCTTCCCAGTCGAAGATTATTTGACCAGCACCGATCCATTGGAATATGTTTTCGTTGTAAAGATTTGAGGTCATTACCGGAATCATGGAGGCTAATTGCGTCCGAGCTGCCTGCTGAATGTCCTTTGCAAACCATGAAGTTAGTAAACTCATGTTCAAATATATAAATTATTTACCAATTGAAATTATATTCTGCTCTACCTACTAAATTTAATTCGTAAGCCCCCCAGACTAAGGCATCAATTCTGTTAGGGCTTTTCTCTCCCTTTTGCGCCTCCCAGCTAGTCATTTCAAGCTCCAATTCAGGCAATTCCCCTACGTGGTGCGCTTGCGTGGGTTTGCTATCTGTAAACTCGTAGAGTGCTGAAACAGGCTCAGCCCTTGTTAATTTATCCCTTGTAGCGTGAACTCCCCGGTACGGAATGTTTTTATCTACTGATCTGATAACTGTTTCAATTAGATCCCCTCCGTTATTTACCTCCCCGATTATACGATCTGCACCCCATTTGTAGAACAGTTTAACGGCCTCGCTTGCCCATTCAATAGGTGTGTAGCTTCCTGTTGCGTCTTCAAGAACGTACAAATGATCATCAAACCCGATCCCCGAAACGATTATACCTGTTTCATCGGATGTGTCCTTTGATGTTACGGCAGGATCTATGCTTACTACAATGCGCTTTAACACCGGGCAAACAGTAACCCTGCCTATGTTAATCATTTCATCAGTCCATAGTGCGCCTTCGTTATCATCGCCAAATTCACCACGTAGAAAGCGTTTCTTTTTACGTTCGGGAAGCGATTCTAATAATTCAATGTATTCAAGACTAATATTTTCTAAATTGTCGGCAGGATTCATCTTTAGTACCCCGTAACGGTTTACAAAAGGCAGTTCTGTATTGGTTTCCGGTTCTATGTTTTGGACAAATATTTTGTACGTCCAATGTTTTTTAGATGGTGGGTTTTCATCTACGAATAGCAGATTTTTAGCCCCTTCAACTTTTTGAGCAAGTCTAGTGAGTAAAGTAGTAAAGGCTTCATAAGTGATTTGTGAGCTTTCGTTGACAAATATTGTCAAAAATTCCATTCCTAATATCTTTTCGGATCTATCCTTATCATCAAG